TACTTAAATTTAATCGACAACTAGCAACAACTAGTCCCTCGACCCTCTGCGGAGGACAATCCTGTGAAGACGAAAGATGTGAAAGTCACTGGTAATCATCACACATTCAATAACTTATAACATAGGAGATCATATATTATGGCAAACGGAGATACCGATCCCAGTAGAGTGGGAGAAATTAATGGTGCTGGAAGTACTGATGCCTTGTTTCTTAAAAAGTTCAGCGGAGAAATTCTGCAAACCTTTGAGGAAAGCAACGTATTCAAAGCTCTTCACACCGTACGTACAATTGAGTCAGGCAAGTCTGCTCAGTTTCCAATCACAGGAGTAGCTTCTGCTTCTTATCACACACCTGGTCAGAACATTGCTGACAGCGGGAACAATTACCTCAGCGACATCAAGAAAGCTGAAGCAGTTATTAACATCGATAAGATGCTTTTAGCTTCTACTTTCTTAGCTAACATCGACGACGTAAAGAACCACTACGACATCCGCAGCGTTTACGCTAACGAGTTGGGTAAAGCTCTTGCCGTCCGTTTCGATACTGCACTTGCTAAAGTGTTTATCGGTGCTGCTCGTTCATCCGCTATCATCACAGGTGGAAACGCAGGTGGTCGTCTTGACGTAGCTAACAACGATTTCTCCGCTCCTGACGTGGTTGGAACTCCAGCTGCTACTACAGGTGCTGATCTTGTTGCTGCTTTCTTTACTGCTGCTCAGAAGCTCGACGAAAATGACGTTCCTAGTGACGGTCGTTTCTGCGTTCTTCGTCCTAGCGAGTATTACAAGTTGATCACAGGTGCAGATAGCTCCAACAGCTTCTCCCTTACTTCCGCAGTTAACGCTGACATCGGAGGTCAAGGTGGACTTGCTACTGGTTCTATTCCTCAGATCGCTGGTATTAGCATCTTCAAATCAAATCACATCCCATCAACTGACTTGTCTTCCGCTTCAGGAACAAACTCAGGAGATGCTGATGCGAACAATGATGTGTTTGCTGCTACTGACGGGTACGACGCTGACTTCCGCAATAGCTTGGGTATCGTATCCCATTCTGCTGCTGTAGGAACCGTTAAGTTACTCGATCTTGCTACTGAGTCTGAATATCAGATTGAGCGTCAAGGTACGTTGTTTGTTGCGAAGTACGCTATGGGTCACGGAATCCTCCGTCCTGAGTGTGCTATCGAACTAGTTTCGTAACACTCTTCTCTCGGTGTTGGGGAGGTCTGTGATTCGTTCCGCTCCCCTCCACTGATTATTTTTTATATGTATAGCTATGGCACTGACTACTAAATTAGAAGCTGTTAATACGATGATTAGCGTCATCGGGGAATCACCAGTCAATACGATCACCGGACAAACAAGTCTACCGATAACAGCTATTCAAGCCATATCTACATTAGATGAAACAAGCAGAGCCGTACAGTCGGAAGGATGGCACTGCAATACAGAATACGAATATGAACTTACTCCTGACAGTGTTACAAGTAAGATCACCCTTCCGCAAAACACTTTGAAGTTCGACCTTGATCCTTTGTTATATACGGACAGTGATCCTGTACAACGTGGATTAAAACTTTACGATAGAAAGAACCATACTGAGGTGTGGAAAGATAGCGTAAAAGGAACAATCACTTTTGAATTAGAGTTCGAAGATTTGCCTGAGCAGATCAGACATTATGTAACGGTCAAGTCAGCTCGTATATTTGCTAATCGATTTATTGGTAATCGTGAGATAGAGGGCTTTACGATGAGAGAAGAAATAGAAGCGAAAGCTCGTGCTATTGACAGTGACTCCGAGAATGCTGACCGTTCTATCTTTGATAACTACAGCATACTTAGAATAATAGATCGATAAACGATATGCCTCTGTTAGTAACAAGCGTACCGAACCTCGCACAAGGGGTATCACAACAACCTGATAATCTTCGTTATCCTGGACAATGTGACGAGCAAGTAAATGCTTGGGCTACTGTCGTTGAAGGATTGGTAAAGCGTCCTAATACAAGATGGGTAAACGAGTTTAACAGTAGCACACCTACAGGAGCACCTGATCTATTCACACATTTCGTAAAGAGAGATGAGAACAATAAGTATTGCGTACAGGTGTCGTTGGGTGGAGGTACTCCTACAGTTGGTGTTATTGATTTAGACAGTGGTGATAACCTGCCAGTAACTACTACACCTATTGCACAGAGCTACCTAAGCGGTATAACAAATCCGTTAGCAGACGTACGAGCATTGACAGTAGCTGACTATACATTTCTTGTTAATAAGAATAAGACGGTACAGAAGAACGTTAATAAACTAAGTAAAATCCCTGATAAGGAAGCGTTAATTTACGTTAAACTAGGAGATTACCAAAAGGGATACAGTGTATACATTAACGATGTATTAGTACCCATTGCTTTGTCGTTGCCAGGTCATAGTTCTACATCTAGTTCTCATCACTATTATTCTCATGTAGGACACGGTGCTCAACCAGCTACTTATATAAGTGGTCCTTCAGATTCTAGTCCGAAGGGTTTACACGCAGATACTGAATTTATAGCTAGAGATTTGGCAGCGTGTATAGAAGAACATTATGGAGGGGGTGCTTCCTTAAACGGTATCACCGCAGTATCCATAACAACTTCAGGATCAGGATGGTTTTTAGATTTAATAGAATTGGGAGAAAGGGTTAAAGAGGCTGTACCTACCGCAGTTAAGTTTGTTGTTAACCAAGGGTCAAATCAATCTGCTTACGGTTATGCGGATTATAACGATTCGGGTGAAATAACATCTATGACTATAGTTAATCCTGGTACTGGTTATAATAATGTAGACCCTATAACTACTACCTTTTCTAGTATGGCTGGCTCATATTATTGGGCAGAATTTGACGATCAGTTATATAATACATTACCTACCGATCCTACAGTGACTTATACAGTAGGTTCAGTTTCTTCATTTTCAGTACAGCATGAAGGTTCTGTTATAAAAGTAAGACCAGGTGATAGAGACTTTAGAATAAGAGTTGAGGACGGGCTCGCTAATCAAGGACTAGGTCTAGCTTACAAAGAAGTAGATAGTATAGTAGATTTACCTAAGAGCTGCTTTAATAACTTCACTATCAAAGTAAAGGGAGACGCTGACATAGACCAAGATGATTACTATACTAGGTTTAAAGTTAAAGATGGTTCCGATTTTGGTGAAGGGTCGTGGGTGGAAACTGTAGGTTGGAAGAAAGATGAAAGTTCAACAGAGGTATTAGAGCCTATAGAAACTCATTTAGAATATCGAACTATGCCTGTCACTCTTGTTCCTGTGTTTACAGGTAGTGATGTGACATCTTTTAAGTTACAGTCGCCTGAAGAAGATCAGTTTGATACTGTTGTAGCCCCTAATGAGGTAGGATGGAGAGGAAGGAAAGCTGGAGATAACGCTACCAATCCATTCCCATCCTTTGTAGGTAGTACGATTAACGATGTCTTCTTCTTTAAGAACCGCTTAGGATTCCTAACAGACAGTGCTGTTGTTTTCAGTGAAGCAGATGAGTACTTTAACTTCTTTCGTACCACTACTCAGCAGTTGTTAGATAGTGCACCAATAGATGTAGGACTAAGTCATACAAAGGTAGCAGTTCTTCAACACGCTCTACCGTTTCAAGAGAAGCTGATGTTATTCAGTGATAACTCACAGTTTGTACTTAGAGGAGCAGATGTGTTATCTCCAAAGACGGTAGCAATATCTCCGGTCACAGAGTACGACATATCAGACGGTATCAATCCACTTGCACTTGGTCCTTATATCTACTTCCCATTTAATCGTGGACAGTACGAAGGAATGTTTGAGTACTTTGTTGATAACAACACTGAGGTATTTGAAGCAGAAGAGATAACATCACAGATTCCAAAGTACATACCATCAAGTATTAAACGGATGGCGGGATCTGCTTCTGAATCGATGGTGTTGTTGCAAAGTGCTACCGATCAAAAGACATTGTTTGTATATAAGTACTTCTGGAGTGGTAAGGAAAAGATACAGAGTGCTTGGCAGAAGTGGACATTCGATGACAATGTTACAGGCTTTGACTTTATAGACAGTACACTGTACTTGATACTTGATGGTAGGGATTTAGTAAAGATGCCTGTTGAGAATGCTCTGACAGACACAGGTTTAGACTATACATTGTTGTTAGATAACAGAGTGGAAGGCACAGTACCTACCGTTAGCTACGACTCACAGACTAACAGAACCACTATATCTAATCTACCTACTGGGTACGGAGCTACTGTTGATAATATGACAGTGTTTACAAAGGGTGGGTCAGAACGAAATGTAATTGCATCGAGTAGTGGAACATCTGTTGAGATCGAAGGATTCCTAGCTAGTTATGTTAAGCACAGTGGTACGATCTATAAATGCGTAGAGACTCACACCTCCTCATCCTCTGATACACCAGGAGCAAGTGCTAAATGGTCTGCTTCTACTGATGTACCATCGGCTCCTAATTGGTCTGATGCTAGTGTGTTGTACAATAAAGACGATTACTTCGTAGTTGGTAAGCCGTACGATATGTTGTACAGGTTCTCCAATCAAGCACTGAAGCAATCAACAGAAAGAGGAGGACGCAGTGCATCTGATTACACCTTCCAAAACATCCGTAACGCTAGTATCGAATATGCAGACACCGGTCACTTTACAGTAGAAGTAACACCAAGATTCCGAGATACCTACACCTATGTATACAACCCTACTTTGTTATCTTCTATATCTACCCTTGATCGGTTTACTCCTGAGAGTGGACACTTTAGATTTGGTGTGCAGTGCCGACCTGAAGAAGCAACAATTGAAGTTAAGAGTAGTTCTGCCTTGCCAGTTAAGTTATTAGCAGCAGAGTTTGAATCTATGGTAGCATCGAGAAGTAGAAGATATGGAGCTTAGAATAGATGAAGCACAAGGAGATATGGACGCAGTCGATCTGTATGATGATTTACGGGAGGAAGATATGTTAGAAATCCTTGGACTGATGCACCACCCTAGAGATGCTGTGTATATGTCGTATGCTACATCTAGTAAGTGCTACAGTGTAAAAGATGAGATGAACAATCTATACTGCTCATTTGGTGTAGCTCCTATCAACGGTACTAATATTGGAAGTGCTTGGTTATTAGGTACTAGAAGATTACCAAACATTAAGAAGTTCTTTCTGAAGCACTCAAAGGAGAAGGTGGAGGAGTTGTTGGATGGTTTTGATTACTTAACGAACTTTGTTATGAAGAGTAACACGTTGAGTTACAGATGGTTGAAGTGGTTAGGTGCTGAGTTTAACGATTGTCAGTACGAGAACTATCTGTCATTTATATTAGAGAGGAAGTAATTGATATGTGTAGTCCGCAAGCAGGTATGGCAGCTTTAGTATCCGTTCAGGGTGCTGTAGATTACTTTGGTAAACAACAACAAGCTAAAGCACAACAAGCTGCACAAGCTAGAGATATAGCGTTAGAGCGTCGACGACTCGGTAGAGAACAAACTGGACAGTTATTACAGAAGTCTCAACAGGAAATAGCGGAAGCTAGGAAAGCGGAGCAAATGGCACTTGAGCAACGAGCTATAGAATCCAGGGGTATTGTAGCTATGAGTGAAGGAGCTTTTACTCAAGAGGCTGTTCAAAAAGATTTGATAGCACAGTACGGTAGAATTAGCGAAGCGTCTATTAAACAAAAACAAGCTAGAGATTTAGGTTTTCAATTAGCTACAGAAGAAGCTGGGTATAGGTCTCAACAAGAAATAGCTAGACTAGACAGACCTATTTACAGACCCAACTTAGGGTTATCTTTGTTGGAAACTGGAGTTAAAGCAGCTAGAACCTACAGAGAGTTTTCATCGTAATGAGCAGACCTAAAGAAAGAGTACAGGTTGAGGGTCTAGGTAGAGCCGTTCCTGTTTTACAGCCTACTATACCACAAACTGGAACTGGAAGGATAGTACCAACCGAAGTAACTCCTTTTGAACAGACTTCATTAGGTAAGTTATCACAAGCTCTAAGCGTTACTGTTGAGGGAGCTAGGGAAGTAAAAGCTATAGCAGATGTAGAAGCTCAGAAGTTTGAAGAGGATCTAGCACGGAAGAGTCCAGAGGAAGTGCAAGCTATGCTCAAACAAACGGAGGGAGAACTAGACAAGCAAGTACGACGAGGTGCTATGGGTTGGTTGACTTCTCCGTTGAATCAGAAGAGGAAGTTAAGAGCGGTAGGAAAGTTAGCAGGTAGAGACTTAATAAGTGAAATACAACAAAGGTTGATAAACCCTAAAGCGGGTGATCCTCAAGATTTAACAGAGAGGGCTAACTTAGTAAGACAAGAATACATAGATAATACACCAGCTCTACAATCTTCCATGTTTACTCAGGAAGGTTTAAATGAAGTAACAACTGCACAGATAGAAGGTTTAATTAGTGGAGCGGAAGCACGAGAAGCTGCTATAGCTAAAAGTGAAACCTTGTTTGCAACTGGTGCTAGCATCTACGATAAGATTGAGACTTTAATAGAGACCCCTGAAATACAGACACAATTACGAGCTGGAGATTTTAGCTTTGCCGTTGAAACATCACCTGACGGTTCCGTTGTTACTCTTGGGGATTTTATACAACAACAGTGGGCAGAGACTGGTGCGTACACAGCTAAAGAGCAACGAGCACAGTTAGAGAAAGTACTAAAGAACATGGCTACAAACAGTATGGGAGATCAAGCTGATGGTTTGTTGTTGTGGGCTAAGAGTAACTTGAAGTTTGGTAACGCTAAGATGACCAGCATGGAGTTCGATGAATTAGAATTTATTATCGACAACGCAGCGGAAGCAGAGGAAGAAAGACAAGATAAAGAGAATATAGAGTTTGTTGGTAATATGGCAGGTTCTCATAAAGTACAACTTGCTAAATTAAATCTGTTAAAGGAAGGCGAGAGCTTAAAATACGACGGTCAAACATTCACAGATAAGTTAGAACTAGATCGATACTTTAAACAGAAAGTTATAGATAATCCTAATTTAAATGATGAGGATAAAGGTAATCTAATAGATTCTATAACAACCACGACACAAGGTTCGTTTAGAGACGCAGAGACACACACTAAGAACTTAGTATTAAGAGAAGCACCTATTGCTACAGCTCAAGGACTAGAACAACAACTTAATATCATACTAGATAACATTGATATACCTGATGTATACAAACAAAGAGATGAATTTAGGCAGATTATATACGATAATTTAGATAGGTTAAAACCTCTTATTGATAATAAATTAGACGAATCGTTATCGCTTCCTACTGACAAAGCTGCATCCGAGGTGACTAACTACGCTAGAGAGTTGTTACAGAATGAAACGCCCAAGATACAAGCTGCGTTGCGGACTGCTTATGATAGTGCTTTAGATAAAGAAAAGGATCAAAGACAAGGTGTACCTCTAGGAGAAAAAAGAACTGAGCCTAAACTACCTGAGCCAGACGAAGACCCTGATGATTTAATTAAATTGTTACCTGAGTGGCAGTCGTTTATTAAAGACGACCCGCAAGACGAGAAGTCTAATAAAGCTAAAAAATACATCGAACAATACACACCACAACTTGCCAACGAAACGGCACGATTAGCTTTAGATGCTAGTAGATATTTAGGTTTAGGTTCATTTAGCCCTGAAAAAGCTCTTAACTTACATTTACAATACGCTTCTAGTATGGATGGTGTGTTCACTGTAGATGTCTTAGAAAATATAGATGATAAAGGAATCGCTTATACTTATGCTGGTGTAGCTTTTAAACCTAAAGAACTGATAGGAGATGTTAATGCTGATAAGTTTGTTATACTCTCACAAGAACAGTTAGATAACACAGATACACCTGAAGGTTTAGAAGTAGCTAAAAGAGCTAAAGAAGCAGCTGGTATAACTTTAGATGTGTATGAGTTTATACGATTACAAAAGAAAAGAAGGAAACAGTTTATAGTAGACTATACTCCTATGCCTGATATGTATACACCGTTAGATGTTAGTGCTGAATTACAAGGTTTTATAGAAGCACCTACACCTGAATTTGATCCATTCCCAGACATCTTACTAATTGATTAATTATGGCTATTGAAGAAGTAAACAACCAAGAAGAGGAAGAGGACGATTTCTTCGATTACGCAGGAGATATATTAGCTGCTCCATTTCGTGGCGTAGAGGGTGCTCTACAAGGTGCTTACAATCTAGCAGACTACCTAGCCTTTGATGCGTTACCTGACTACGACACTCGTTTTCTTGGTACTTCTAAAACTATGGCTGGTGGAGCTGTAGAAGGTATAGCACAATTTGCTACAGGATTTGTACCGTTATTCGGATTAGCAGGTAGAGTAGGTACATTAGCTAAAGCAGGTACTGTTACTAAAGGCGTTGTCGCAGGTGCTGCTACTGACTTTACTTTCTTTAACGGACAAGAAGCTAGACTGTCTAATCTTATACAACAAGTACCAGAGTTACAGAATCCAGTTACTGAGTTCTTAGCTTACGATGAAGATGAAGGTGAGCTAGAGGGACGCATGAAGAATGTGTTGGAAGGTCTAGGTCTTGAAGCTGTAGCTGGCTCTTTCATAGCAGGATTGAAAGCTATTAAGAGGGGAAGGAAAGTAAAAGAAGAAGGAGGCACTGCGGAGCAACAAGCACAGGCAGTTAACGATACTCTTGAAGGTGGTAAAGCTTTAGAAGGTATTGCCGAACCCGGTTTATCAAGAAGGTCAGGTATTTTCGCTACTCGTATAGATGATAAAACAAAAGACTTCTTACTGAAGGGAGCACAAGCTGAGGAATTAGGACAACAAGCTCCCACTATAGGAAAGACTTTAGATCAGTTAGCTGTTAACGCTGATACTCCTGAAGTACAAAACTTAGCTAAGAATTTAAAAAAGATCATAAAAGATGAAGACGATTTAAATGTTGCCGTTAATTACAAACCTGATGTTGAAGGTGATCCTACTACAGTTAGAGGAGATGTAGGAGATAAAGGTTCTATTGCAGGTGTTTATAAACCTAGTACGGATCGTGTTGAATTGTATGGCAGTGCTGATGAACAAACTCTTGTTCACGAAATGCTTCACGGTGTTACAGCTAAAAAGATAAATGCTTGGGTAAGTCAAGGAGGTAAAGAGAGGTCAACAGTGTTATCTAATATAGATACTGTTATTAACAATAAAGCTGCTCCTAAACCTATTAGAGAACTTGCTAAGTCTTTCAAGATAGCATCAGAAAAAGTAGGTAAAGAATATGAGTTTAAAGGAGCTGATCCGTTTGACCCTGAAGGTGCTAAAGGTATATACGGTTTTAAAGACTTAGATGAGTTTCTTGTGGCTGCTTTTACCGATTTAGAACTACAAAGAATTTTAAGAAGAATACCAGCA